GGAGGGGACCGCTGCACCACTGTTCCCAATGGTATCTGGATGGAGGACCATAGCAAAATTGGCGTCGGCAGCATTGACGGTTGCTGTGAAGCGAGAAAACCCGGTGCGCAACATGGTTGGGGTAAAAGAACCCCAACCAAGGCGAATCGGTCCCGCATACCACGGATCCATCAAGCAATCCAAATACTTGCCCACTTGCATGTGGGCATGTTCAGGAATGCCATGCTTCAACATCAACTTCGAGTGACGATGTTTATGTTTTTGTTTAACAACCTGTGGCTTATGCAAAGACACAACTCGCTTCTCAAGAGCAATCAAGGCCTTAGCCTCGTGCTTCTTAGCTCGTTTATTCTTTGCCTTCGTCATCAGGTTTAAATCTGACAGGGATTGAGGAGAAAATACTTCCGTATTTGCACCGGAAACACGGTGCGCCTCCTGTCAGGAACTGTGGGACGACTCCCACCCAGCCACTATATGCTTACACCATTGCTCAGAACGCCAGTGTGCTGGATAATATTCTGCCAACAAATCACGCAACTGACTTACGTCAGGGTGAAAGGCATACTCAACACACAGGTTCAACAGTGTATCACCAAGGAAAGGTTCAGAACTTTTGTCCACACTCTGCAGTGCGAAACAGTTCTTGATCCAATTCATTGGGATAGGCACATAGCGACCATTCTCCTGGCCAAAAACCTTCGAGCAGAAATTCTGCTGATGGAAAAAACCAGGCTCAGATTCGATAGTTAAAAACACGCCCTTGGCTCCATAGGATGAGACCAACTCGTCTGCCTGCCCTTTTTCAGGGGTCGCTTGGACGGTATCATCACCCATAGACACTATATCACGGACACCAGTGGAGCGATTTTGCTCAATGTCACAATGGACACGAAGCATCACCACAAGTTTGCCGTTAGCATCAAGAGTCGTATAGCGACCGGAAGGTTCCCACCCCCCGATTATCTTCTCGCACACTGTGCCATCACTGAAGCAGAAAGAGCCGTACTTGACGGCTTCCTCACGAGCTTTAGATAAAGCACACCAAATGCGCGGTGGGTTGATAGTGAGACGCTCATTGAGCTCTCGAACATCATCAAACATCCACGCATGGTGCGTGAAATCAAATTGTC